TCTTCTTCAGCTATTTCAATTGACTGCTTGTAGCTTAATTGCATTTTAAGCTCTAGCTCTTCCTTTGATTCAGGTATAACATCAATGCTAGGTGATTGATATAGATCTATACCTAAAGTTTGCTTAACAGTTTCAATGTAATCTTTAGCTATCATATCCTCGTAAAGCTTAGAAGCGTAGTCTGTTCTTTTCTTTACTGACTGAGGATCTTGAGCATAAGCTTTAATATCGTAAGATTTTTGAGATATACCGTTCACTACGATATCTACGAACTTAGATAAAATTGGCACTGGCTTCCAGTCTAAATTAAGATAAGACAAATCACCGTTAATAGATAATTCATCTTTATATTTTTGTATTGATTGCTCACCTCGAGCATATAGTCTTAAATTATGAAAGTTGTTCCAATTAGTTAAATATCTATTCCCATTAGTTCTACCTTGTCTAAACCACTCATACTCTATAGCTTGAGCAACTTGCCTTCCATATTCAAAAGTGCCTTTTTCTTCGTTACTTACAACTTGACTAGGAAAAGAACTGTTGTTATTAGTGTAAACGTTCATTTAACTTATTATTTTTGATGTATATCCACTGTTGTCGTATCTTTTAATACCTATGTCAACAGGTTCAGTTTTTCTTTTATTTACAGGAGTATACCTGTGTTTATTACAAGCCATTAATGCTAAGCCAGAGCTAATAGACGCATCGTGTGATGTTCTATTGTTTATATTAAACTTAGCCCAGTCTTCAAGTGTTCTTTGAAAGTACATGTCACCATAGCCAGTTTCTTTTAATCCAACAAAGTTTTCTACATAAGATTCTATAGCCGCGGCATGCGCTTGTTTAATATCTTCGCTAGAGTTTGGTATTCCACCTATTTCTTTTTCTGTTACAGATAGTTTGTTTCTACTTCTATCTGGCCTGTTCATTGCAAAACCTCTATAACCTCTTTTCTTGAAGTAATATAAAAGTCTTGGTTTATTATTTTCAGCAAGTATTGGCATACCGTAAAAAGCACAAGCCATTAAAACATCTTCAAAGAATATTTCAGCTGTTTGTGGTCTTGCTATGTATTCTAAGAAAAAATGATTAGGCGGTGCGTCTTCCATTGAAAACTTAGTTAAACCGTGAAGAGATCCGTTAGAACCTCTTTTGTCTACTGTACCTGATATATCATAAGGGTCACAGCCAAACGCGCCTATATGTTCATTGCCGGGGTAAAACCTACCGTTTTTACTGTATTTTTTATTCTGCAAATTCAAAGGTGGTATCCAAGATACTAAAAACCTACCATTTTTATTTGGAGCAAATACAACTCTACTGTCTTGCTCGCCATTTTCCCATTGAAAACTACCTTTTGTAACATTTATAGAGTTACGCATGTCTTCATTAAAATCTATTTGCTCGTATATCTTAGTTAGATTAAATAAAGATTGTTTTGTTTCATCTCTAAAAGCGTGCTTTTCTGTACGAGGAAACTGTCTGTAGAATTCGTTAAGACCATCTTGATCTTGCTTTAATCCTTCTACTTCGTTCTCCCAGTATTCTATTACACCTATTTTTATTTTTTCACCTTGAGGTCCTTCAACCGGTTTATTTGGTGTGTCGAATACAGGTATGCCATAAGCGTCAATGTATCCCTCGTAGTTCCATTCCATAGGTATGAACAAAGAATATAATCCGCTGCGAGTCTGTCCATTGGCGTTTCTTTGGGTAACATCTGAGTCATCATAAAGTTTTTTAAAGTTTTTACCTCCTTTATCGTGAGAGTTTGATGTACTTCCCATCATGCATCTACCAATAATTCTACTACCTAACCTTAAACAAGTTTTTGTAACTCGCCAGTTGTTTAATATATTGTTAGGTCTTTCCCACTTACCACTTTCATCGTGGACTAGTAGCTTTAGTTTCTCCCCGTCGTATGAGTTGTCCCCCGTGTTCTTCCAGTCGATCGTTGTGTCGAGACCGTCAAGTTCTTGAAGCTTTTCGTTGGTTTCAAGCTTACGCCTGGTGTACTTGGTGGCTGGTACTCTATAGGCAAGTTCGGTCTTTGGCCTGTCCATACCGTCCTGGATGGGCTTGAAGAAAAACGGGTAGTTGACTGATATTGGTACAACCTTGTCCGTGAACATTTTCTTAGCATCGGGGCCAGACTTAGACAAGATACCGTACCGTGCATCTGACGTAATTGTCGCCACGTTAACGGTTTCTGCTGAAGACATAAAAGAAAATCCGGAACGTCTGTTTTTAAGATAACACATTCCGTAAGATCGTGTGTCTGCTTTACAAGCTTCCCAGAATATAAAGAATAATCTGTTTGATTCCCTAAAGTCTGGTTGCCCAACGTCAATTTTGCTCCACTGCAAGTACATATAATGAGAGCCAGTAACGTAAGTAGCCACACTCTTATTATAGAACCAAAACCCTTGTTCTCTTTTATTAAATTCACTATCGATGTAATCATACCATTTTTCCTTAAAGTCTACTGGGTATTCCTCCCAATCGAACACAGACTTTATTTTTTTAAGTTCTTTAGGATATTCTGTATATTGCCACTTATTACCTTCAAATTTTTTTACATTATTAGCTTTAGGTAAAGCTATTTTAAGGTTTTGTATTTCGTATATCTCACCTATTTCACCAGTCTTACTGATGACAACAATGTCATAATCTTCATTATAACCATACTCCCACTTTTTAGCTTTATTCATTTTAGCTATAGCGTGTGGTTTTATATAGTCATCTACTACTTTATATAACGTTTGCTCGTACATTACTTAGACCTCCCTTCTGCAAAACCTCTAAAAGTTTTTTCTTTCTTAACTTCTTTAGGTTTATCTTCTAAAAGCTCTTGCTCGTTTTCTATTCTAGTTAATATTTCAAAAGCATCGAATATAGCAAGTTTTTTTGTAGCTGCGGCATTTTTAAGTCTGTCCGCTGAAATATCATCATCTGAATCTACAATTGGCTCTTTAGCTACTTTAATTAGCTCCTCAACCGCCCTGCGCCCAGCTTGGATTATATTTTTCTTCGTTTCCTTTACGTTCATACTTAATTACAATATCATTAGATTTCATACAATAAAGACGATCACCATCAACCAAAAATTCCCATTCACCATTAGGTTTAAAACCTACAAGGTCACCTGGGGTTATTCCTAGAGCTTCTAACGAGCTATTGCCATATTTTAATATACCAACAAGGCTACGTTCTTTTTTGTTCTCTAGTTTACTATTTTCCTTAATAGGTTGAATAAAGCATCTATCACCAACGGTGTTCCAAGAACCGTTGTTATAAAGGTAGATTTGATCAAAAGCGCAAAGATGTAGATCGTCTTTTAAAAACGACCTACTCTTTTTCTTTTCGCCTCTCATATCATAAAAAGTTCTAAATACATTTTGATGTATTATAACTTTATCACCTTTTTTTATATTAGCATTAAAAGCTAAAGGGACTTGAACCACTTCAGCTAATCTATTTACAAATTTCCAATTTTCAATCTTAGTATTAACAACCAAGTCTTTGTCACCAACTTTAATTGTATTACTATATTTATCTCCAACTGGCTTTACTATAAAGTCATATAAAGAATTCATTAATACTCTAAATCGTACTCTATAGATACCGCCATATTTTTATTAAACTTTTTCCAAGGTAAAACCTCGTTATTTTTTTTAATATGTATGTTATATGACGAATCTTTTTCGTTAAATAAAATATAAGCTATCTCGTGACCTCCATAAACCTGTTGGCCTATAGAGTAGTGCATGGCGTCATTTTTGTAATCAGATCCAATACTGATTTTTCTAATGACTGAATCCATTATTCCTCGGTTTTAGCTTCTTCTTCTTTTTCAACTTCAGTGTACTCACCGGTTTTAAGGTCTACAGAAATAGCTCCGTATTCTTCCTCTAACTTAGCTTTAAACTTTTCTAATTCTTCGTTAGCGACTGCAACGTCGTGTAATAAACCGTGCTTTTGTGATTCTAAAACACCGATGTTAGAAATAATTTGACCAAGTTTACCTTGTAACTCAACAATTTCTTTTAACTGCTCTTCTTTAATTTTTGCCATTTGATTAAATTTAATTTTTGTTATTTGTTATTGATTTTGCTTTTTCCCAAGTTCTACCCACAAAGTAGGCTCCATAAACTGTAACAAGAAGAGTTTGGAATATTGGGATGTACTCTTCTGCTATTTTAAATTCTCCGATGTTTCCATCGAAAAACGCACATACAGTAAATATAACTGTTAGGTATATAAGTACTAATGGGCGTATATTTTTAGATAAGAAGGAATCAGACTGCATATCTGACTGCCATCTTTTTGTAACTTGCTCTTGAGCCTCTTTGTCAGCTTTCTCAAGAATTTCTGTAATAAGACGCTGTGCTTCTAGTTTCTCTTCTTTAGTAGTTGTAAGATTATCTAAAACCTCGCCAACTTCTTTTATGACGGAACCAGTAAGCCATTGCCAGATTTTTTTCATTTTTATTTTTTAGCTAATCTTTGTTTTTTCTGCTCTGCCAACTTAGCTCTTCTTTCTAATATTTTTTCTGCACCTGTTTTTTCTCCGTAAATAAATTTACCAGAAAGTCCATATTTGCTTTTATCTAAACCTTTAGAAAATATATCTTTTGTTTCACCACTTTTTCTTATACCTCTAACTACAGTTGTTTCTTTGCGAGGTGCTTGTCTTATGGCTTGAGCAGCTACGTCTAAACCTCCTCCATCTACTCTTCTAATAGTTTGCCTTCCATATCCCATATAGCCTTGCGGGCCTCCAGTTTGCTGTATAACTTCTACACGCTCGATTGGATCAACTTTTTCTTTAAGTCTGCTGACGTTTATTTTGGCTTTTGGTCCAGTTGTTTTTGGCTTTGTTAAACCAGTAGTTTTAATTTCAGTAGTTTTAACGCTTTGTGATTTTTTAAACTTTGCGTCTTGTGCTTTTCTATCTTCAGGGCTTAATTTAGCATAAGCCTCATCACCTTCTGGAGTTGTTATTACTCTTTTTGGAGTTGTTGTAGTAATTTTTGTTGTTTTTCCTTTAAAAACATCTCCTGATTTTTCTACAGTAGAAGTTGGTCTATCAACAATTTCTGTTACTTTTTCTTTAGTTAGATCTCCAGTAATATACAAAGGGTTTTTAAATTGAGTTGGAATACCTCTACCTGTTTTAGGCGTGTTCATTTTTCCTGGTGATTGTTTATACATTTCTTTATTATTACTTGTTTATATTGTTTGTTACTTTACTTTTCTATAAGCCTCAGCCTCCCAGGGCAAGTTTTTAGCACCTTCTTTCATTTGTGCTCTTGAATATTTTTTACCTTTCC